ATTTATGATACGATAAGTAGCCAGGAGTGGTTACTTAGAGGCGACGCCACTGAGGAACGTTTCGTAGCGTTCCAGAAATTCGGACTGGGTGAGGGCGAAATGTTAGTAAGCGGGGACTATACGTCAGCAACAGATAATTTAAAGATAGACGTTGCAGAAGAGCTCCTTGTATGCTTCTGCTATAAATATAATTTATGGGCTCGTAGCCTAGGACGTATGCAGATTCCTTACTGGATTTTGGAATTTGCTCGACGATCTCTACGGGTGACCATATTGAAGAAAGATGGCTCTGCCCATCTACATACAAAAGGACAACTTATGGGGTCCTTACTATCTTTTCCGCTTCTGTGCCTGCAGAACCATTTCGCGTTCAAGTCTCTTGTACCTAGACCAGTTCCTGTCAAAATAAACGGCGATGATATCGTGACAGTTTTAACCGAACAGGAATATACCAAATGGTCTCTAGGGGTACAAGCATACGGCTTAGAACTCTCTCCTGGAAAGACTTTCAAAGACAAGTCTTTTTTTTCATTAAATTCGACATACTTTTTCCTTCGTCGAGGCGTAGTGGAGCTTCTTCCCGTGATTAGGCTGGGAATGATGCGTAGTGTACCCATCGGTGATCTTGGGGGGTGTTTTCGGAAATGGGTTGAGATTGCGCGAGGAAATAATCTCTTGAGGAAAAACTTGATCTCTGTTTTTCTCGATCGACATCTGAAACTGTTGGAGACCTACGATAAGGTTAGCCTTACTCGGACGTTTCCAAATGGAATTGGATTAGATCTAAAAAAAAGTGACTTCCTGGATTGTCCAAAGTTGCTTCGCCGAGAGTTATTTTCTCGTAATTTCGACGCTCATTTACTGAATCCGCTGTCTCGTAATAACTTCGGGACTCCTAAAGGTTTCAGGTGGGACCTCGTGTCGGACCCTGGTACGAAAATGGAATGGCAGACCGTTGTGGATAGCCATTGGAAGCAGGAATTTAAGAAGTTGTCAAAAGAACGCCTTGACGCTTGGGAAAGTAGCAACCTGCACCGTAATACTAGTTCACGGACTTATATAGACGGCAGTAGCGGAAGCCCTTCCTACGAGGTTAACCTACGGGAAAACTTTGGAAGAAGGCATCTTCTGGGACCTGCTGGGGTTCGGATCGATGGACCAGCCTTAAATGGGGAATCTCACTTCACGGCGGAAGCAGACACCATTTTTGCGCGCTCTCTTCGATTTCAGAGACTAGAGACGTTGTGGCGCGATATCGAGAAGGATGTCGAGTCACGTGCGGGTAAGCGGTATCGGAGACTTGTTCCAGAAAAAAAAATGTTCGAAGGTTACGAAAAGGAACAAGTTCAGGCCGGTCAGATTCCAGATTTTATCGATATTTTCGAGGAGGACTTTTTGGACGACTTGAAAAAAAAGGTAAATGAAACAAAGTCCCGTGGTTTCCATGTTGAGCTTGCTCCGGACGAAAAGGTGAGCCTTTTTGGATTGGATGCAACATGGGGATTCGGGCTGGAATCTGATAACGATAGATATTGTGTTTGCGGAGAACTGATAGTCAGCAATAGTGGGAAGCTCTCTCGGTTGAGATGCAAGTCCTGTTTGCAGGGCGAATACGAGTAGGACAGGTGGTCCGAAAGGCCTAGGATGTATCGAAAGACGCTAGGTATCCTAAAGATGTGTCGGTATCAGTTCGAAGCTCGACAATATATTTGATGTTCCGGTGAACTTTTTGTGAATGCGGCGGATCGCGTAGAGATGTTGAGGGAGATGAAAAGAGGTGAGAGGGGTCCGGATGACTACGGTTGTCCCGAGGAGATCTGTAAAGGATCGTTTGGACTCAAACCCTATACTCTTGGATCGTTGCTCCCGGATGGCGATACGGTGTAGGTTCCCTTTTCGATAAGGTATTACGAACCGGCCCCTAGGTAATTACTAAGGGGGCGGGGAAACGATGTCTGTCCTATGAAACGTGAGACCCTATGGGTTGATCTACAGACTGGCTGGCGCCTACGGGTGGACGTGGTAACACTAAACCTGGATCGAGTACTGCGAAAAGAAGAAAACCGTATAGACGTAAGACTCGAAAGAGTTGTCTCTCTACAGTAGTTTTCCAAGGCAATGGTAGTTCACAAAAAGGTGACGGAATACCAAAACCTAGCACCCGGCTATCCCTCGGGCGGGCGGTATAGGTTCGATTCGAAGAAAAAAAAAATTTTTGTTAAAAAAAAAAAAGGGGAGGCCAGTATCCTGGGCACAGCGAAGTTCTACGGAATTAGCGAAGGCTTTCTGCGGTTAGTAGCCGTAGGGTACGATAACACCCTTTAGATTCGACGGAAGTGAAAGTTTGTGTTTGTGATTACGAATGCAAATGAGTATATGAAAGTCGATGTCGGTCAGGATGAGGGAGGAAGACATAATCGAGCGGTTATGTAGCCGGCTCTTCTTATAAAGGAGCCTCTTCCAGTATCGGAGAGAGACTATGTTCTTATGATAGGCTTATGCTTAATTCATAGGGTAAAAGGACGCACGGTGCTCCTATTCAAAAGGTTGTGCTAACACGTAATTACGTGCGTTTTTTCATAGTGCTATCGATGATAGGCTTTTTG